CTCCAGTATAAGTTACTATGCTAAACCCTGCTGTTGTATTTGCTTGTATTACACTATCTATTGAACCTATACTTGTTGAACTTGCATCATTTGTAGTTGTTGTGCCACCATTTGCTTTCCAATTCCAAGCAGCATAACTTGTTCCAGTATCATTAATAACATCACTATTCCCTAAAGTAAATCCAGTTGAAGTAAATGCTTTAAGAGTAGCTGCGTCATCTGCAGCAGCAGCAGTTGTATCAGCTTTTAGAAAATTAGTTTCACCTCTTGTTGTATCAAATAGAAAATGAGAATGTACTGAACCACCAGATGTAAATCTGCTTTTTAACCATACCCAATCTGGTGCAAAATTCACAGCTACAGTTCTATCATCTGTGCTATTTCCAGTATAAAGTACTGTTTCAAAATAATCATCAGAGCTTTCATCATCCCCAGAGTTAGGACCGATAGCTAGTTCAGGTAAATTAGCTGAACAAACTGCAAGAAAACCTGAGGGAGGTGCATTATGGAACGTGCCGAAACCCTCCCCATCTGAGTTACTTGTGGCTGTTTCTGTACCACCAAAACTTGAGTCTTGACCAAAATTCCAATGAAATACTACAGCAGAACCATTAAAAGTGCCTGCTTGAAATGACCAAGCATCCCTAACACTACCACCTGTGCTTATATCAATTACACCACTAGAGCCTAATCCAGTTTGTAGTGTTCCATCAACAAAGAAACTTAATTCTTTATCATCAGCATTTAAAGCTATCCCTAAAACTTGAGTATTATTAAAAGCTGTGTAAGTAGGGTCTGCTAAAGACCCATTTAGTCTACTTTTTGTATCTGTACCATCCATAAACAAAGTCCAGTTTCCTGTTTCATTTTGTGGATTCTGAACTAAAAACTTATCATAACCATAATGACCAACATTTATAACTCCAACAGAAGCTGACGTGTTTCCTGTTGTTCTAAGTTCAGCATACCATTTTCCAGAAGTTAAATTAAAAGTTGTAAAAGCTACACCAAAACTTGAAGCAAGTCCATCAGCACCAAACTTTAAATTACCTTCAGTCAAAGTTGGCATACCACCAGATGCTCTAAAATGTAATGGGCTGAAGGTGCACCAATTATTTTCTGGGGAGTCAGTCAACACATCATGTGCATTTAAATTTACAACACTAAAATGTGAATCATTTCCACTTGTGTCTGCACCTATGCCACTTGAATTAGCACTTGTTCCAGTACCCTTAAACTGTAATCTAAATCCATTATCGCCATAAGTAACACTAGGTTCTATGGGAATAAGTATTCCATTTTTAAATTCTGCAAATGCAGTATAGTCTAAAGCAGTTCCATCAACAAAATTAACGTCTGCCATTAGTCCATCATAAGAATAAGTAGTACTAATTCCAAAACCTATCTTATGAACAACTGCTTCATTAATCTTACCTAGATTAGGGTTTGAACCAAAAGTTTGTTCCACACCATTAACCCAAAGTTTATTAATAGTGCCATTACCATTAATAGTCACATGATACCAAGCACTAGGGTCTCTACGCAAAGCAGGAGCAGTACAAATTACTGCCCCATCATCATTAAATTCAAACTTAAAAGTATTAACAGTATCATTGAAATAAAGACCTGCATTATTACCAGCTCTACCAAATAGACATTGTCTTGTACCTAAATCGCAAAGTTTAACCCAAGCACTCCAAGTCCATGTATCTCCACCATCTGATGCAAAACTAGGTGAATCAAGACGAGAATCACTAACTTCATTAAATCTTAAACTAGATGTTATTACACCATTGTAAAAGTTAGCATCTGCACTTTCACCTGCTCCATTTGATATTAAACTCATACTAATTCCCTATGTTAATATAGCTGAAGCTGACACTAGTATGGTATTGTTACCACTAGTCGCTGTTGCATAGTATGTTAAATGATAAGAACCAGTTGCTGATATAGCTGACAGCACATCTGCATTAATTAGTAAAGATGCGTGTGCTGATATTGTACGATTGCTATCATTGATAAATAGAATATTACCAGATTGACCAATGGCAGGATTAGTTAGAGTTAATGTTAAGTCACCTGATGTAGTTACTTTGAAATTATTACTTACAGCTAAATCAAGGTTGCCATCATTTTCTGTTGTTATAGTTCCTGTTGCTCTACCAACTACACTTACATCATTACTTATAGTAACTGCTGTTGATGCAGTTAAAGCTATGGTTGCTTCACCAGCTATTGTTAAAACACCATCACCTGACTGATGGACAAAACTAGCTGCATCACCAAAAGTTAGTTTATTAGTGCTATTTAATGTTAAGCCAGTTCCATCAGTATGAGTTAGTATAGTATCGTTATCAGCACCAAATCCTAATACTGCATCGTCACTATTTAATTTTAAATCATTACTTACAAGAACTGCTGTACTTGCATTTAAATCAATAGTTGCTTCACCATCTACTGTTAAAACTCCATCTGAACTTTGATGTACAAAACTCGCTGCATCTCCAAATGTTAATTTATTGGTGCTATTAAGAGTTAATCCTGTGCCATCTGTGTGTGTTAATATGGTATCAGCATCTGCACCAAACTTTATTAAAGCACCATCTGTTGATAATAATAAATCATCTGCAACTGTAAGGTCATCTCCAACTGTAAGGTCACCTTGTACTTTTAAATCAACAACATTTAAAGAAGCAAAAACATCTGTGACTATTGCACCACTTCCTGCTCCATTTAAAGAAACAACTTTTGTATCTCCGGGAGGAATAGTAACTGCTGCCCCACCACCTGATCCTTGTTTTATAAGTATGTTTTGTGATCCACTTGTTCCATTTTTAATTATATGAACCCGGTTTAAAGTGTCTGGACCAATGGTAATAGTACAAGCTGAATCCAATGTTCCAGTATATATTATATATATTGCTCTAGCTTGATCTGCTGCACCATCTGCTACTGTGCTTGTATGTGTATCTGCATTAGTTGTTATTGCTTCTGTGCCAAATCCAAATGCTTCAGCTATAAGCTCAAGGTTTGTATTTGTTGTATTACCCCATGTACCACTACCATCTCCAGTAGCTAGTTCATTTAACCTAAGATCATTTACATATGTGCTTGCCATTTATTTAGCTCCTAACCTATTCTTATAATTCCACTTGTACCTGCTGCTGGTAAAACAATTTCAAACGTACCACCTGCAACTGTAAAATCACCACCAAAGGCTAAAACTGCTATAGCTTTATCAGAGTTAGTGTCATTATATATTAATGCACCATTGGCTGTAAAAGTTGCACTTGTCCATGTAGGATTAGCAAAATCTAAATGAGCAGTCGTTCCTGTTGCTGCTGCTGCTTTACTTGTGAGTGTTTCACCACCAGCAGTATAGCCAGCTCCACTTATTTCATTAGTTGTTGCATAGGCAGTTGTTGCTGCACCTAAACTTGCAGAACTTGTGTAAAGTGCTATTTTTATAGTGTCTGCTAAAAAATCATGCTCATCATTACTTAATATTTGCAGTTTGAATGATGTACACATTGCTTGGGCTATTGACATTGGTTTTCTCCTTATATTCCTGCGTTATATTCTGCTGTGTAGTTTCTTCCCATTTCTTGTTGAAACAATGCAATAGCCTCATCAAATTGAGCCTTATACAATTGTAACGTCTCTCCAGACTTTAGGAAAGAGGAAACTTCATAAAGTGATGCAGATAGCAAAACATTCTCTGCATTGTCACCTATCCAAGAATTAGCATTGCCAGATGACAACCCAGTTTCTGGTGCTGTAAAGTCAACTTGATATGCTAAAGTGGCATTTGGAGTTGGTGCTACTGTTAAAGTTATACCACTTGTTGAAGCATTTTTGGTAGAATACATTTCTGGCGTTGATGTTGTGCTTGTATTTGGATGGTAATCTCTTAAATAACTATCAACTCTATGATCTAAAAAAAAGACATTACTACTGCTATCAGTTACACCAAACTGCCTAATCATTCTAGCATTTGGTATTACAACGTCAAATTCACCTATAACAAAGTTGTTTGTTCTTATTTGTCTGTAGCAAGGCAAACTTGGTAATCTCTGAAAAATCATTTCTTCTGCTTGCGATATTATTTCATCTATAGATGCAGTAAGCTCTGTGCTGTCATCTTCTATAAAATTTTTAATATTAGTAACTAAAGTTGTATAGTTCATTATCCATCACCCCATGTTCCAGCACCCCAAGTTACATTACCCCAACCACTAATCTTAATAGTTTCTGTTCCTACTGCACCTGTACCAGTCACTCCTGCTTCTGTAATACTTGCTTTACCAACCTCTACACCTATAGCACCAGTTCCAGCAACTCCTGCTTCATTTATTTTGGCTGTAGGGATAACAGTACCTATAGCACCAGTTCCTACTGCTGAAGTTTCTTCTAATTCTAAATTAATTAAAATAGTGCCTATAGCACTAGTTGCTACTGCTACACCACTATCAGCACCAAAATTAAAACTTGCAGACGTTAAGGGTTCAATTTTTGTAGCACCTAAAACTCCTATGCCCTTTTGTGATTTTTCAATTTTACTTGCAAAAATGTCAGGATTAAATTCTAAAAATAATTTTACGTTTTCTTGTGCATTGTCTGGTCTTGGTTGAAATAAAGCAGTTGCATCAACTACGTTTTTAGCAGGTGTTAACTGTGGGTGCTTTATATCAAATTCTTCTCGCTCAACACGCAAATTATCATAGGTTGTTTTTAAAGAAGTATAATTGACCTTAAAGCCAGTTATATCACTTATTGCCTTTGATTTTCTACCTGATGCGTATCTTGCCATTATATAATATTCAATGCTGTTGGTTGTATTCTAAGACTTACACCATCATTATCTGAAGATGCTGCAAAACTAAAAGACCTTTCATACATTTCATTTAATAGTTGAAATTTATCTGGTGCATATTTTATAGCAAGTTTTGCAGATAAACCAGCACATAAAGTATCACTCCATCTGTAAGGTATATCTGTATCTTGATTTGATGCAGTAATATCTTCTTGTTGGTTCATTGCCCAATACACCATACTTAATGTAGACACATTAGGAACAGACCAAAAATAGATTTCAGGAGTGTATTGCTTATCAATCATAAATTGACTTGGCTTACCTGCATTGGTCTTATTAGGAATTTGATTATACTCTTGTATTGTAATCCTATTTATTATTTGGTCTGTGCCTGATGAAGTATCTCTTATTACAGCATCTAATATATCTATAGTGCCAACTGGCAATGTGTAATTTGTTGTGCCACTAACTAATGTTAATGTGTTTTGGGTAACAGTCCAAAAGTTTATACCTCTATTTGCAAATTCTGAAAATAATAAATTTAAACTTCTTCTTGCTGCTCTTGAATGATCCCCAGTCCTAGTTTGAGGATCAATACCACATCTCTCAAAAGATTCAGCTATTATTTCCTCTACATTGGGTCTAAATGCAACACTTCCTGAAGTAGCCATTAATTCACCTTATGCAAAAAATATGTTCGCTAATACAACTGTAGCAACTGTGTATGCTATAGCCAAGCCACTACCAAACAAAATACCTTCATCTGGTATTGTATTATCTATAGTTGTATTATCAGTTCCTATTGTCTG